AATGCCCAAGACCACCCTGGTTAAAACGCCAGACATTGACCGCAGTCTGAACATCGTCCGTGTCCATGATAAGCAACTCCGTGGGCTTATTATCGGAGTCAAATACATGCACAATATAGCCGCCGTTGTTGCCAGTGATCATGTCAGAATTGCGCTGAATATCTTTTTCAATCACCGCCTGCACACCGGTGATTTTCCGCGTTGTGGTAGCAACTGCATTTTCGATGTCACCACGCACCTGAGATGTAAAGGATGTTCTTGTGTCTCCAAGTTCGATTTCGTCATAGCGCTCTTTGAGTACATCGAATTTCGTGCGGATAACTTTTGCCGATGCACTGACTTCCAGCGCAGGAAATTCAACTGTCACGGTGTCGCAGAGGTTGACCCTTTCCAAGTTGGCAATGTCTTTATATTCCTCAGACTGCCATAGTGGAAGGAACTTGACCGTTAGTGACACTTTAGGAATTCCGACACCGGCTTTCGAAATATAGCTGTTGGCGTAACTCCGAAGCTGCGCAACGGTGGGCTGTTCTTTGAATTGAGACGAACAATCGAGCGTGATGGTTCGAGGATAGGGATAGTTCGTGTAATTTGAACTATGCAGGACTTTCTCCGGCAATGTCACAATCACTTCTTCATTGTCAACTGTGCCTTTCCAGTACGGATATATGCCGGTGATGGTATTGCCAATACTCTCTTCCTGCTCCAAGTCGGTAATGTTTTTGCCGTACCGGAGCGTTACGCCGTTGTTTGTCCCTCTGTTCTGATGGAGTCGGACGGTATACATGTCCCATTCGTACTCACCGCCGCCGAAGCAATCGAGAATACTCCCTTCCGTGCCGCCGAGCAAAGCACGCACTGACCGAGGTTCATCCAGTGACATTTTGCCGGTAGAAGATTTGGTGGTCTCAAAAGTGAATGGGCATGTTTCCGCAACATTCTCAGCGATCGTCATCAGCGCAGTCTGAACGGATGTAACTTCCAAAAACGGATTCACCGGAATGTGTGACAGCTGATAACTGATGTGTTCCGCATAGACCGTCACAATTCCATTAATGGGCTTCGTGATCTGGTAGATGCGGAAAGCCTGCGGATTCTTACCGTCTGCCGGTGTCGCAAGAATGATTCGTGAATGGAGAATATCGGAGAATCGCTTTCCGGTGATGGGATAGCGCATTTCCAGTTCATATTTGCCATTCCGCTCTTCTTCCACCGTGCATGATATGCAGTCGGAAAGTTCGCCGAGTCCATTCGATGTAAAAGCGGTCTCAGCCGCATCATAAAGAATAGGTTTCATAGACTATTCCACCTTGGAATGATTTTTACTGTTGCACCGGTCTTGACCGTAATGTAATTAGAGCCGGGTTGCAGTTCCAACAGACTCCCCCTGTATACATAGCCGTTCAGGTTCGCATGGCTTGTGCGGTCGTATGCGTCTCCAAGTTCACAGTCATACACAAGCGTTCCGGAATATTGCTCGATCGTCACATACTGACCGCCGTAATTGATAGCGCAATTCGCTGATGTCATGTTGGAAAAAATAAGCAGCGGTTTTGCCGGCATCGTCCCTGGATTCACAAGCGTTTTCCCCTGCCATGTTGCCGTACCGGTATTAGTGATGTCGATTTCCGTCTCACCGGATGTGAGATATTTTCGGGCATCACAGTCGAAAGTCAGGTCAAAACGGACACCGTCTTCCCGCGGAGAAAACTGTGGCTTAACACCTCCACGGAACTCTCCGAGTTTGAAATAATCCGGATGGATACTGTCGCTGATTCGCTGATACCCTTTTAACTGCATAAGCTCCGCACAAAATGCCATAACCGCATCTTCCGCTAATACACTGCCGATAGCGCGCGCATATAGGTGATAGGTCCTGTCGATATTCTCAAATCTGCCGTTATCATAATGCAGATCACGGCTTCGTCCTGGTATGGAATAGACGGAATAGTCACGTACCGGAATATTCGCATCATCCACACCAAGGACGAAAATATTGTAGTCAGTGGAAAGCACACCACCGACATTCAAAAATCCGTAACTCATGCATACACCCTCTCTTGCCGTTCATATTCATGCTTTAAAAGTGCCATGACGTCCTGAGCGATCTCTTCACTGCTCTGGCCCTCTCTGGTATAGACGTTGATTGTCGGAGCGAAAGTCCTGGGCTGTGTCCCAACAGCTTCGCGGATGTCACGCATCAGGCTGTCATGACCATATACCATTTCTCCGCCGCCTCCGGGCCTGTCTCCGAAACCCATAGCGCCGACAACAGTTGGACTGGTGAAAAGGTAGGGATTGTCATATGCCTTTGCGTACCAGTCCACAGAAATATGCGGTATGGAGATAGGGCCCAAGTCCTCCCACGACACAGACAAATGCGGAAGCTGAATGTCAGGGAGCGACAGGTGGATTCCATCAAAAGAATCCATAATATCGTCAATAAAATCGCTGACAAGACTTCCGGCATTATCGAGGCTGAGCGTTCCGATGTCCGGTAGACTCCATTCGAATCCGAGTGCATCAAGCATATCGTTTACAGCACTACTGACTGTATCATAAGCACTGCTGACCGCATCTGTATTAAGATCGGGCAGTCCCCATGTAAAACCGACTGCTCGGAGCATAGTGTCAAATGCTCCAGTGACGATAGAGGTTGCACCGCCCATCTTTTCATCAGCATCACCCTTTAATGCATCGAATATTCCACCGGCTGTATCTTTCAAAGACTGTAGTTTTTCGGAGGCACCGTTTTTCAAAGATTCGGCTGCGTTTCCGACAGTTTCTTTGATGGAATCCCATTTCTCGGAGGCACTCTGCTTCAAAGAGTCGAATTTTTCAACGGCCTTCTGACGCAGGTCTTCCGCGGCCTGTGCCGCCTTGTCCTTGGCGTCTCTCCATTTCTGCGCCGTGTCGTTTTTGAAATCCGTCCATTTCTGCTTGACGTTTTCAACGAGTTCTCCGGCAGTCTCTTTTATCTTGTCCCAGTTTTCGATAATCAGGGCGGCCGCAGCAATAACACCGACAACCAATGCCCCGCCAATCAAAAACGGAGCGGCGGCAGACAGTACACCGCCCAGCGCAGGCCCGATGCTTGCAAGCCCTGCCCCGCCTGTGAGTGTGCCGATTGCACCGGAAACGGCGCCCATTGCGGTGACGACAGAACCGATTGTGCTGATCGCTGTGCCGATGATGACAAGCAGAGGGCCGACAGCGGCGACAATCGCGCCAATCTTCACGACCGTTTCCTGCTGTGCGGGCGTCAGGGAGTTAAATTTGTCCACAAGCCCCTGAATACCTTCCGCGACACTTTGAATGGTCGGAGCAAGCGCCTCACCAACAGATGTCACAAGTACATCAATCGATGATTTGAGCTGTTCGAGAGAGCCGCCGAATCCGCTCATCATGGATTCCGCCATCTCGTTCGTCGTGCCGGCGCAGTTTGCAAGGGATTCGTCAAGCGCCCCCACGTCTTCCGGAGCGGTATTGATCAACGCAAGCCAGGGGGCCATCTGGTTTTTGCCGAAAATGGCACTGGCGGCCGCAAGCTGTTCAGATTCGGACAGACCGGAGAATGCATCGTGGAGTTCCTGCTGGACCTGTGTTGAATCCTTCATAGTTCCATCCGCATTTGTGACGGAAAGCCCGAGCTGATCCATCATCTGCGCGGCAGCTTTGGGAGGGTCAACAAGCCTCGCAAGACCGGTCTTCAAGCTGTTTGCCGCTTTGTCCGCGTCAATGCCTGCGTTCGCCATTACGCCCATGTAAAGCGCGGCGTCGTTGACAGAGTAGCCCGCAGCGGAAAAAATCGGCGCGGCAACGGACATGGCGCCCGATAAGCTGTCCACATCCAGCGCGGAATTATTACACGCCGCCGCAAAGACGTCGGCATACTTTCCCGCATTATCAAAAGAGTCATGGAAACTGTTGATAGTTGCTACAAGTCCACCGGATACTGTATCAAGGTTCCCGCCCTCGCCCGCGGCAAGATTCATGGCGGGAGCAAGCGCAGAGGACGCCTGTTCAGCGTTAAGTCCGGCACGCGCAAAGTTCAGCGTTGCGGTCGCCGCGTCAGACATACCAAAAGTGGAGTTGGAAGCAGCGTCTTTCATCGCCTGATTCAGTTTCTGTGCTTCCGCCTCCGTGTTGCCCATGGTCTTGTTGGTGAGTTGCATGGTCTTGTCGACCTCTGCAAACTTCGCTGCGCCGAGCGCGCCAACACCAACAAGGGGAGCGGTCACTTTCGCGGACAGCCCTTTGCCGATTCCGGTAATCTTGTCGCCGACCGTCTGTAACTTGCTCCCCCATTCTTTCAGCTGTGCGGAATGAGTCGACAGCTGATTGTTTACATCCTTGAGGCTCTTCTCGTACTCGTTCAGCTTGGCGTTGCAGTTGTTGATCTCCGCTTTCTTTTTATTGATCGCGGTCTCGTCACGGTTTTCAGCACTCTCCAGTTCTTTCAGCTGGTCCTCAAGGATCTGTGCCTTTTTCGCGTACTGCTCCGTGACATCAGTCAGATATTTCTGGCGGTCTTTCAGTTTGTCGACCGCAGATGTATTTTTGTCGTATTGGCTCTGGGCGAGTTTCAGCTCGGAGTATGACTCCTTTGTTGCGGATGCTACTTCTTTCAGCGATCTCTTAAACTCTTCCGCGCCTTTCGCGGTCAACTCCAGACCAACTTTTTTAATATCGTCAGCCATTCTCTTCTACCTTCCAGAAATCATTCCAACTCATGCCGCGCCCGTGCGCGAGCCACCTGTAAAATTTCATCTGTTCCTGCTCCTGGCGCTGGATCTCCTCGATCGTCTCTTTGAGGCATCCCGCAGCCAGGGCATTATCAATCATTTGATTGACGTCACCGCAGTAACGATGGA